AGAAAATCGCCGGAAACCATGTTGAGCGGCAAATCGGAAATGTCCAGCGGCATGCCCATAAAGACATTGATTAAGTCATCCCGATCCGCATCGTCTAGCTCTGGGTTTGTTAGCTCAAAAGTAATGTTGTTAAAATTAAACTGTGGATACGCTCTAAGTGTCAGATAAAATGCAGCTTGATCAACAGCATCATGCAAATGCCTCAAAGTGGTTGTGAAAATTTGAGATAATTGACCAAACAAGCCAATTGAAATCACATCGCTGGCATCGGTTTCGTTGTTGCTATTTTGCCCGTATTTGATGGTTATGTTGTTTCGGACATCGCCTGTCCGCGATTGAATACTTAAGCCCGATGCCAATGCGTGGTTGGCTGTTAAATTTACATACCCGTTAGCCGCCAAATAATTGGTTCGGTGTGTTGAATCCGCATAACCAATTTGCCCGTTGGCATCCTCATAAATGTAACCCAATCCCGATGAGGCTAAAGCTGCAACCAATGAATACACATCGGTTCGGCTGGATGACCGCTGTGCCAGCTCATAATTGCCGGGCCGATCTATCTCGCCCAATCCTGTGTTTTGTGCATTTTGCCATTGCTCGGTTGGATCATAATTTGCCCATGTCAAAGCCTGTGGCACCTGTTGCCATGAGTTAAACAAAACCTGTGACAAAATTGTGTAAATCTGATCCCCATCAAAATCATGTGCCAAAACACCATCGGTCAAGGCTTTTGGCAATCTGGCCAATGCACCTACAGCAATGATTTTGATCCGCTGTGCATAATCAACCGATCCAACCTCAGCCACCGCGATGGCAACCTCAACGACCGAGCCGCCAAAAATTGGCACAAATGTAGCTGTCGAATCTTGCAGCTCGATGGTTAGCGAATTGTTGATCTCAATTGCCACATTTGATTGATCTAGGTTAATCAGCTCAAGATTGGCATAACCAGCTTGTGCCTGTTCATAGATGTTTGTTCGACCGCTTGAGATTGTCAAATTTGCAAGAATAGCCGTTTGGTATTGCACGCCGGCAATAGTCACGCGCCAAACTGGGTTAAAAACTGTCATGATGAGAATTGCAGACTATTTGCGCCGCCTGTACCGCGATAGAAGCTGTTATTGAGTACATTGATGATGCTTCGTGCCGTGCCTTCTGGATCAATTGCACCGGTGACATTGAGATTAATTGTGGTATTTCCACCGCTCAAACGATTGTTTGGTGTGATCATCCCGCTGGAATTTGGCGTAAATAACTCTGGGCCGCGCTCTCCGACAAGATATGAGGCACCGGATCGAACAGGCCCACCGGCAGCTTTACCGCCCCCAAATGTGCCAATTATTGATCCAATAACTCCAGCTTGACCCAAAAACAAACCTTTGTTGTTATTCACCAAATTTACAATGTTGGTCATTTGCGCGTAAGCCTTATTGAGAAAGCCGACCAATTGAGAGAAACCAACAATCAAGGTTGCAACCAGCGTTGCTATGCCTTCAAGTGCAATGCGGAAATTGTTGCCCATAAGTGGTGCAAGATAAGTTTTCACAAACTCCCATAAAGCCCGGAAACCATCATTCAAAGGCTTTAATTCTGTTGAATTTTCTGTCAAGGCTTTTTTGATCTTGTCAAAGGCTACTCTCAAACCTTCTAAAACAGGCCCCACAACAGCTCCAATGGCTGGAATTACCTCACCATATAAGAAACCCCACCATGCTTTAAAAATGGGCAAAATGTCATTTTGTAATGCTTTAAAGATTGCGGCAAATGCTGGCCCCAAAGTTTTGCCCAAAGTATCTGCAAACTGTGTGATAGCTGGGATGCCTTTATCAACAAACGCGCTGAGCAATGGTTGAATAGCATCCAGCACATAAGCTCCAACAGTTTCTTTGGCTTCATCAAATGCAACATTGAGCCGAGCCATTTTGCCGGCAAATGTGTCGGCTTGAATTGATGCCTGTTCATCAAATGTGGCAGACAATGCAGCCATTGCAGCATCAAAATCTTTTGTTTTGATAATGTTTTCATCTAGCGGCACACCGAGTTTTTTCAGTGCTCCGAAATTCCCATCCAGTGCCTTTGCAATTGCCTCGGTTGTTGCGGATAAACTTTTTCCCGAACCGGCTGAAACATCAAGTGCAATTTGTTGCAATCTTTGAGCCTCAGTGACATCTTTTGTTGATCTGACCAACCTATCTAGCGATGGCCTAAGATCGTCATCCGTCACGCCCGTGGCTAAAGCTGTTTTTGTTATATAAGCCTCAGTGGCAGCAATTTGAGCATTTGTTGCACCGGTAACATTTTGCAATGTTGTGGCCAATTTAGTCTGTGCAGCTTCATCGGCAATCGCTGATTTCACGCCATCAATGAGCAATTTGCCAGCATAGGCAGCTGCGGCTGCTCCAGCTGCGGCAAAGGCTAAACCGGCTTTTTTGCCAAAATCACCGAGCTTCGATCCAAAGCCTTCAACCTCACCGGATCCAGCGGTTAAATTCTTTTTGAGGTTATCAATATCCGCAAGAATGGAGAGCTTGAGTGTGCGTGATCCACCTAGTGCCATTTCACCACTCCTTCAAAATCTTTGAAAATGCCGCTTCCCATTGAGCGATGATCTGAGGTTGCTCAGCTCTCAATGTTGGATAGATAAAGTATCCTCGTGATCCACGGCCTTCACGGCCAGACCACACCGGGAATTGTTTGAATTTATTTGATCCAAATTCATAACCGCCCCAAAGCATTTGGGTTGTACCACCACCGCTAAATTTCTGAGATACAAAACCAAATGACAATTCGCCAACCTTCGATGACTTGCTTACGCGCGAACCTGCCGCAATTCGTGATGCTGCCGCATTTGGCCGGCTGTTAGCTGCGGAAACAATTTTGCCTTGCAGAAATGTGGCCAATCCGTTTGAGACTTTTTTGGCCTCGGCAACAGCTTCATCATCCATGCCTTTAAAAGCCCCGATGATGCCACGCAATTGGCTCTTGTCGTAGCTGATTGGATCAGTTGCCATTTCTCATCCTTAAAATTTCAATCGCGGTTGCAATATCTTGATCTGTTACAAATTCCGATCTTGACAAACCTGTGGCGATTGCTAACTCCCAAAGAGTCCGGCTTATTGATCCGGATTCGTAGCTTTTGGGTTTGTGCTTTCCCCCATGTCAATGTCGGTTACGCTTTCACACCACGCCTCAAAAGGCTTGACAGCTTTACCGGCTGACTCGCGTTTCATTGCGTGATAGGCCAAAAACATCAGATCAGAAATGCCCAATTTGTCGGCCACTTGCTGAATGGTGTTTCCGGTTTTCTGTTCCCAACGCATCCATTCCGGTGGGAGAGCTGTGTAGGTTTCTCTCTCACCAGATGTGAATTCAATTGTGATTGCTAGTTTCATGCTCCCGATCTCCTTTGCTTAAGTGATTGTTAAAATAGGTGTTGTTGTTGTAGTAAATGCAAGCGATACAGTTTGAGCATCTGGTGCTGTGCCTCCAGCTGACGGCAAAATTGGCTGCACATCAAACGCAAATGATGCGCCTGAATCTGCTCCAAAAATTACAGAAAGCCCGGTATTTGGAGCATTTGTTGCAGCTGTCCAAAGTGCTTCGCAAAGTGATCCAGATGCGCCCCAATCTGCCAACATTTCAACGGCAAATGAGCCTTGAGTGTCGGTTGTAAAATACGCTTTGCCATCGAGTGTTTGATATGTGTTGATTGTTGAATCAACAGTCAATGTTGCTGATAAAGCCTGAGCATCATAATTAGCACCGGCAATGCTGAATGTGATGTCTCTGCCCGTGATGATTGTTGTTGGCATGATTTCTCCTTAGTTGGTGTAATAGGTGCTAACTTGTAAATCGGCCGTAAGATACTTACCGGCACCGACTTCCAATGGCTGTGGGTTGCTTACATTGCCGACTTCATAACCGCCCGGCATTGTGCTGATGATGCTGATCATCAATTGTTCAAGATTGTCCAAAGCTGCGGCATTGTTTGAATAACCAACAACACCGGTCACATTGAAATTAATCTTAACTTTTGTTGTTGATCCATTGATTAAAAGGCTTTCAAGATATGGCGAACCCGGCACCAAACAGATCGATGGGCTTGTCATCGTCTCTGGGATGCCGTTATAGACATTTGCCGCGATAGATGAAAGTGCTGTGGCCAGTGGTGTGCGGACGGCTGATTCGATGGTCATTGGAGATCGGA